AGTTTATTTTAAAACATTATGATAAGTTATCCCGATGTCTTTTAATTCTTCATCTTTCCATAATGAATAATCTTCTTACCTTAGAGACATCAATAATTTGTTTAACCGGTCAAACATTTGAATGATAACCGGTGATTCAGATATTGTTTCAGATTCCATATTTTTATTATAGATATGAATTGTTTTTTTAAATATGTTTTAGTAAATTATATTAATTTGTGTATAACTTATGATAGAGCGAGGGCAAATTTATCCTGATCTGTGGGTGAGATGACACCCACTGGTACATTGAAGGGTTTAAATACAATAAAAGGCACTAAAGCACTTGCAACTTCGGCAAAGGTACCTCCTTCCTTCTGTCCATTAAGATCTGAACCGAAGGAGTGCTTAGATGATATTATTGTCATATGGATATCTCTATCTGTGGTTGTTACTCTTATGCCGGCAGATGCTTGAAACTCGGCGCGCGCCGCGATTTGCTGTGCGGTCATACCTATATCACCTGTGACCACCATACAGGTTCCTTTGGCAAGACCACTCGTGCCGTCGTCGGTCTCCTTCACAGAATCGGGGTCAAATATGATGATATCGTCTGCTCCGGGAACGGTGCCGAGCGCGCCGGGCCCACCCGCCACCGTACCCGCGCAAAAACCCGTATTATTATGAACATCTGACATATCCCCCACATCCTTAACACAATAATACCCTACATTCAACAGAATTGTATTAGCTGGTTGTGTTATAGCGGGGATGGGGAGAAATGTCACTGTTGTTGGGATCGAAAACAAAGGACCAAATATAATATTTTGTGTATTAAGTAAAGTGCTACCTAAGACCGTGGTAGAAGATCCAGTCGAAAGTAATGTACTTTTCATAGTAAGACTACCATCCATAGTAAGACTACCATCCATAGTAAGACTACCATCCATAGTAAGACTACCATTCATAGTAGTATCCCCTGTGATATTTAATGCAGTCTGTGCCGCCACTGTGGTAATATTAAGAGCAGAACCACCACTCAAACTCTGCGCAATAATTTCTACAGCATTGCTGCCACCCGTTGCGGCAGATGTAAAAATTGCTGAACCCGTAACATTTACATCTCCTCCAACAACCACCCCACCTGTGGTATTTAATGCAGTCTGTGTCGCGTCGGCGGCGGTAATATTAAGAGCATAACCACCATCCAAACTATTCGCAATAATTTCTACAGCATTGCCATCCGTTACGTCAGATGTAAAACTTGCTGCACCCGCATCCGACCCTGTTCCTGAACTTACTACTACTAAGGTTTTTTCTGTGGCGTCGGTACCGCCTGTGTGCCTAACCTCTAGCAATCCTCCGGATGTTTTATCGCCGCTGCTTGAACTTATACTTAAGCCGGTGCCCTCAGTAAGATGGTCCGCTATAATTTCTACAGCATTGCCATCCGTTACGTCAGATGTAAAACTTGCTGCACCCGCATCCGACCCTGTTCCTGAACTTACTACTACTAAGGTTTTAGATGCTTGGCCGGTTGGGCCACCTGTTTGTATAACCTCTAGCAATCCTCCTCCTGTTTTATCGCCGCTGCTTGAAGTTATACTTAAGCCCTTGCCTGAGGTAAGATGGTCCCCATTGATCGTGGCGATGTCTGAGGCGGCGGACGCAGAAAGTCCCACTAAATTTAGATCTGTGCCGGCTTGACCATTATTCAATTTCACCACTTCTAAATTCTCAACTTGTAAATTCTGAAAGTGTCCATCTTTTAAACATCCAGTTTCAGCCATATTTTATAATATAACATAGAAAAAAATTTTGGAGAAATTAACGAAATTAATTAATTAATTTTAAAAAATATTTTAAAATTAATTAATTAATTAAATAATTTCTCTGAAATTTTTTTCTATGTTATATTATAAAAACATAATGGGAGGAGGATTAATGCAATTAGTAGCTTATGGAGCTCAGGACATCTACCTTACTGGTAACCCGCAGATTACTTTCTTCAAAGTTGTCTACCGCAGACACACTAACTTCTCTATGGAGTCTATCAAGCAAACTTTCAATGGACAAGTAGGTGCTGTACCGTCTACTGTTACAGCCACAATCTCTAGAAATGGTGATTTAGTTCACAGAATGTGGTTAGATGTTACGATGGACTCTCAACAACGGGGCAGCGGCAGTGGTTATTCAAACTGGACTAATAATACCGGACACGCTTTTGTTAAAGAATGTGAAATTGAAATTGGTGGTCAAAGAATTGATCGTCATTATTCTCAGTGGTTAGATGTTTATAATGAATTAACTGATCATGAAGAATCTGAATGGATTGGTCTTAATAAACACGCTACTAAAAACGTCTATTTGAAATCAGGGGGTGCTACTGGAATGAATAGTCATCTTCAATTATATATTCCTCTTCAATTTTGGTTCTGCCGTAATCCGGGTCTGGCATTACCTTTAATTGCCCTTCAATATCACGAAGTTAAAGTTAAACTTACAACTAGAGGAATGGATGGATTAGTTAATGGTGATTCTAGTTTAAATACCACCGGCCACCAAAAACCTACCGATTGTGATTTATATTGTGATTATATTTATCTTGATACTGATGAAAGACGTAGATTCGCTCAAGTATCCCATGAATACTTAATTGAACAAGTACAAAAAGAATCAAAGACTACTACTGTGGCTAAAAGTGCTGTAAATTTAAGCCTGAATTTCAACCATCCTGTTAAAGAATTAATATGGGTCGCTCAAGATACTACATTAGGATCTGAAGCGTCTATAGGTGTCCGTGACGCCACACTAAATACAGCAGAATCTCACGGAAACGGAAATGATTATTTCAATTATGGATGTTTTGGACAACAAGGCAACCATGAAGTTATTGGAGGTACATCTGCTTCAAATGAAGCATTTTCTACAATGAAACTTCAATTAAATGGTCATGATCGTTTCAGTGAAAGAAAAGCATCTTACTTCAGGACTTGCCAACCACAACAACACGGTCACAAAGTCCCTTCAAAACACATTTACAGTTATTCATTTGCTCTTAAACCTGAAGAACATCAACCATCTGGAACTTGTAACTTCTCTAGAATCGATAATGCTCAAATGATATTAGGTATGGTACCAAATGCAACAGTTGTCACCGTCTACGCCGTCAACTACAATGTCCTTCGTATCATGTCCGGTATGGGTGGTTTAGCTTACAGTAATTAAGTTAATTAATCGTGTAACTTTATACTTTTTTTTATATTTATAATATATATTATATAATGGGTGGAGGATTAATGCAACTTGTCGCTTATGGTGCTCAAGATATTTATTTAACTGGTAATCCCCAAATCACTTTTTTTAAGGTTGTATATAGGAGACATACAAACTTTTCTATAGAAGCAATTCAACAAATATTTGAACAAAGTTCTGATAATTTATACTTAGGAGGAAAGAAGACAGTCCTTATATCTAGGAATGGTGATTTAATTCATAAAATATGGTTGGATTGTAAATTGAAATGTGCTAAAAATTTTTTCACCGAACCAGGAGACAAAACATACGTAAATTGGACAAATAATACAGGTCATGCTTTAATAGAAGAATGTTCTATAAGTATAGGCGGTCAGGAAATGGACAAACATAGTTCAAGATGGTTAGACATATGGAATGAATTAACAGATCATGAAGAAGCAGATTGGTTAGGTCTTAATAAACATGCTGCTAAAAGCGCTTATTTAAAATCTCAGGGATCTTTACCATTACCCACTTATAAATCTTTAAAATTATATGTACCTTTGCAATTTTGGTTTTGTCGTAATGTAGGGTTAGCATTACCATTAATTGCTTTACAATATCATGAAGTTGAATTAGATATTAAATTTAGAGAAATAACAGCTTTGATAAATACAGATTTTGGAGGGACACTTTTCACTGATGATTCCTCTATAAATGTAAAAGTATTTGCTGATTATATATATTTAGATACAGATGAAAGAAGACGATTCGCTCAAGTTTCACATGAATACCTTATAGAGCAAATCCAATATAAAGAAAATGAAAAAACAGACACTAATTTTAAAATGGTCTTTAATCATCCTGTTAAAGAAATTATATGGATTTTGCCTAATAAGTTCCGAGGTCTAAAATATAGTACTGATATGGACAAAATAGATGCTACGGCGAATAGTAATGATAGAAATGATTATTTTAATTATAATGCAGGGCATGAGAATGATTATATTGAATATATATCTGGACAAAAATCTTACGAGGGTTTTGATAGAGGGACTATTAAATTAAATGGTCATGTGAGATTTAAAGAAAGGGACGCTAGTTATTTTAGAATATGTCAACCACGACAAGCAGGTCATAAAATACCTACTAAACATATTTATATGTATTCATTTGCTCTAAATCCAGAAGAACATCAACCATCAGGCACTTGCAACTTCTCTAGACTAGATAATGCTCATTTATCATTTAATCAATTAAATGATACTAATCAGAATCAAAACATTAATGTTTATGTAGTAAGTTATAATGTTCTTAGAATTATGAGCGGAATGGGTGGTTTGGCATATAGCAATTAGTAATATATTTAAATAATGTCTAACAAATAATACAATGTATTTTTTTTAGGGGATTCTTTTGAGTTTTGTTAGATTTCTTCACAATCCACTCAGATTTATTTACCATCTTCTCAGGATTCTTCACAATTTCCCCGGATTTATTTACCATCTTCTCAGGTCTCTTCACAATTTTCCTCAAATCTGTTTCGCCTAAATTTAGTCTCTTATTTCTTATAGTGTTCCTAATAATAGGTTCATCTTCTTCTAATAATGAATCATATAGTTCTTCATATTTTTTCCACAAATTATCCTTAAATTCTAATCTCAATTCTTTCCATAATTCGGGCACATGGTCCATATTCATACTTATATTTATATTTACTTATATATAATTCAAATTTGATTTTATTATTACCATAATATCTACCATAAATATGAGCGAAGATCAAAATCTATCTGTTATATATAATATATTACAAATTATAGCTGGATTTTCTATATATATTTTATGCTTGGGATGTTTATACAGACGAGCAAAAAGTCAAGAAAATAATGCTCAAACCCTTACAAATGTTACTAAAGTAAATATTGGACAAGGGTCTATCCTACCTATCTAAATTTAATATAATAAGGATATAATATAATAAGGATATAATATAATAAGGATATAATATTAAATTTAAAGAATATATATATTATATAATGGATTACAATAAATTAGATATTCATATAAATAATTATAGAACAGATAATATAATAGCATTGAAAGAACTATCACTAACAATACTATTCAATTATATTATA